GCGGGGTGCCTGGCGTGGCCCGTCAGATGTCAGATGCCGGTGACGGTCGCGAACGCGGCAGGGCGGTAGACGACGAACGCCGCCCGCATGTCCGCGCGGATCGCCAGCTTGCCGTTGATGAAGTAGTCCGCGTGCGAGTTGGACACCTGCACGTCGACACCGCGGCGCACCGACAGCTCGGAGAAGTTGGCGAAGTCGCCGACCAGCCCGGTGTTCTCGGTGATGGCGTCGGACTGCACGACCCGCAGACCCCAGATGCGCTCCGGGCCAGCATCCGACGGGTTGCCCCAGATGTAGATGCCGTCCGCAGTGCGCAGCAGGCGGATGTCCTGCCAGTCGTTCGGGTGGAAGATTGTCGCGTTGGGCATCGCCCGCCCACCGACGCGCACCTTCGTCATCGCCTTGTAGACCGCGTCAGGCACCGCGTCGGTGCCCTTCGCCTGGGTCTGGATTCCGGCCGTGTTGAGGATTCCGGTCAGGTTTGGCGGAGTGCCGTTGCCGACGAGCAGCTGCCC